TCTATAATATATATCAAAAAAGCAATATAAGTCAAGCTTTTTTTTATTTATTTTCAACTTTTTCGATTTTATAGATTCTTGTATTGATTTTATTCAATCCTTCTGAATTTGTTACCATTAACATATTCTTAAAGTTTTCCCACGGTATCATGAATTTATTATCCATAACACCGTTGTTTAAATTTTTGATACATTCATTTAATGCATTAATGGTATACAATGTATTGGAATGTTTTTTTCTATGTAAGGAAATCGTTCCCTCTACTTTGTTGTAATCAATTCCATCTTGTGTATCCACATTGTATGTACAGATTAATTCGTTTACATTGTTTTCATTTTGTAATACATACACTTTACTGAATATAATTGTGTATGCGTCTGTAATTTTCTCAATTGTTTCATCAAGATTATCTTTTGTTGTGAATGTTGCTAGTAGTTGTGATTTCATTACTGATTATCCTCAATAAGTTTTTGAAACTCTGGTGTCCACTTATAAACAGTTTGTAATTTTCCAAGTGGGCCGTCTTTTGTTCTTTGTCTTTTTTCCATAATTGGAACTTTTTTATCACCAACCATTATATATACTAGGCCTGTAGAACCAGTGACTTTATTATCTTTTGACTTTTGCACTTCTGTTTTTTCTACTTTTAATTTTTTTAAAAAATCTTCTTTTGATTCTATACCTAAAGCTTTCTTCATAACATTACCATCTAAAACAACACCACCATGATTTGTTTCAAACATACCTCTATATTTATGAACTCCTTTCTTACCACTTATCGCGTCCATATGCCCTTGTTTCCAAATGTTATTTCCTTCAATGTAAGTTCCCACACCCACACCATCAATCTCTATTTGGTCAAGGTCTTCTATTTGTTTATCTAATAATTCTATAGAATCTTTTCTAATTTTTTCAACAGATTCCTCAACACTTGGCCCATTATTTTTTGTATTAGCCCTACCAATCATTTTTTGTTGTGGGCCTGTTAAATCTTTTACACCTGATGTAGCATAATTTAAAATTGCTTCTGCAATCTGTTTATCTGTTGGTGGTGAATCAGAACCCTCTGGTAAAAAATCTGAATACTTTTTATCTGTCTTAGGTATTTTTTTATCACTACTAAATTTTTTCTTTTCCGCGTCAAAATACTTTCTTGGATTTGCACCTGCGGAAGAGTTAATCATAGAATCAGCAACTTTATCATCAAAATTATTTTTAAGATAATCAGCAGGTTCATTAGTTACATTTTTTAAACTACTCTCAATTTCTTTTAAACCATCTGCATAATTTCTTCTCTCACCTGCAATAGCTTCTGATTCTTCTGATGATATTTTTCCATCATCACCCAATTGTAAAATTGCGTCATCGGTTTGAGTAGATTCTGCCTTTGTAGATGATTGAGCTATTATAGCATTTGTTGAATCTTTATCAGAAGTAAATAATATTGTAACTTCACCATTATCTTTATTTTTAATAATCGTAGCTGTGTCTGATGGGTTGTCTCCACCACCACCAGCTCTGATTAATTCTATTATCTCATCTTTTGGTATTTCATTACCATCTAAATCCACAACTTTAGATGCAGAGTTAATATCTTCTTCTTGTTTTTTTAACCCATTTGAATCACCAAAGTATTCTGATGTCTCTGTGTTTTCCCAACCTAAATCTTTTGAAGCACTTTGTGACCTCTGGTATTTTCTCTTACCACTTCTAACTGCAATCAATGTTTTGGTATATAATTCTCTTTCCTCTGTTGGTAAACCATCGGGTAACTCACCAGTTTTTAATCCACCAGCCATTCTATTACTTGAGTTTTGTTTTGCTAAATTGGAATCACCATATTTTTCTAAAATAATTTTTACCAATTCTTCTTCTGTAGCGTCAGGTTTATCTTGTAGTAAATCCGAAACCTCTCCACTCATAATCTCATTATACATAGAACCAGCATTACCAGGAGCTGCACCTTTTACAAAACCATTTTTAATATGATTTTGTTTTGATTCGTAATCTCCCCTCTGTTTTGTTTCAGATGATTTATCATCCGTTGGTTTATCTTCCTTATCACTTTTTTCATCATCTTTACTACCAAGATAATCATCAGTAGATTTGAAGTCAACTTTTTTATCTTTTTTCTTTTTCTTTTCAGGTTTGTCTTTATCAACCATAGCTCTAGCTTGTTTATAAGCAGGATGGTTTTCACCTTTTTTCAATATACCACCAACAGTTCCCTCTTTATCCTCACCATCATCTGTTTTATATTTAATAGTTTTCTTTAAAATAGGATTTTCTTCTTCATTGATTAAATTCTGAATGACTTGATAAATCACATTATTTGGTAAATTCAATTCTTCCATTGATTCACGAAGTTCGTGGATGTGTTGTGCATTTTTTGGATTAGGCATTCCATCGTGAACACGATATGCCCACTCTATCAATATATCTTCTATGACTTCTGAAATGTGTTTCATATTATAACCTCTTTGTTATGTCTCGCATTTCACCATAATTTAAACCCATTTTGGATTTAGTGAAATGTTTTCCTTCTTCTAAAATTGATTTTATATCTTTCAAAGTTTCCACTCCATCTTGTTGTGAGAAATCAAATAGGAAACTATCGTATCCATATAAAACCAATTTAGTTTTCTTATTTAATAAATAGTCTTGAATTAATAAAATCTTCTTAATATTTGATTCCGTCTCTAAAGCTTGAATCAAATAATTAAAAACTTTGTTTCTATTCAAATCTTCATAATTTTTAAATAATAGTTTCCGTCTATAAATATCAGTTGAAACTAAATTATGAGTATTTATTTCATTCCACTTTTTATTTATATAATTATGTGTTAAATCAAAAAATGGAACTTTTTCTCTGGTTTCTTTATCAATTCCACCATATAATAATTTAAAAGTTCTTTGTTTTGATTCCTCATAAGAACACTCATACCATTTTGCTAAATGTTCGTGAACTGATTCTTCATTGAATGTATGATAACCAACCAAGTCAGCAATCAACCTCAAGTGATATGCATCAAAATCAAATTCAACTAAATAATCGTTTTCAGCCACAAACCCTTTTCTTTTCTCAGGTGGTAGAGCTGCAAAGTTAACAGAACCAAATGAATTACTTGGACGGCCTGTTGTTGTCCATAGATTATATTGTGAATACAATTTACCATTAGATATATGTTTCTTCACTCTAATGTCAAATATATCACATATATCATCAGATACCTTAATTCCATTCTTTTCAATGGATGTAAATGCTTTCACAACATCATTCATATAATCATCATTCTCACCCGTATATGCTCTAGCCATCCCTTTATAGATGTCACTACAATACTCATTATGTTTCGATAATGGTATGATTTCATTAAGTTTTTTAACATTGTAATACTTATTTGACAAGAAATCTATTGCATTATTGGATATATGTTTCTCGAATGGTTTACCTGTTTCATTCCACCAAATGAAGTTTTCATCAACAACATCTTTAAATTCATAGAAATGATTTAATATTTTTTTATCAGGAGTCATAATGAGTTCTTCATCTAACCATTTGTAATCTTGAAGTATATCATCTGAATCAGGATGTTTTTGAATCACAAAGAATGGTTCTACTGAAGCTTCTGGTTGAACCCATAGTGCTGACAATCCATTGTTTTCATGTAATGGATGTAAGAAAGGTTCTTTAAATATAGGTATAACAGTATACATCGTACTACAATATATAACATATTTTTATAAAAAACAAGCTTTTTTATATACTACTTACTAAATAATTTTCAACAAAATAATTATTATTGTCTTTTACTTCAAAGTTATAGTATTGTTCAACTTTTTGATTTACAATATCAATTGAATCTATTCTTACACTCTGTAATTTATCATCTGTTAACATGTCACCGATTTTTAAACTTTTCAAAAGTTTAATTCCATTATTTGTATACACCGGGTGATTTGGTGTAACTTTTAGATTTTTATTTATAATCCAATAATTATTACCTAAATATTCATCTTTTGTATGATGTAATAATTTTGTTACTTTTTTAGATTCTAATTCAAATGTATTTTTATTATATGATAAGACTAAATCACCTACTTGTATGTCTTCAATGTTTTTCGTAACTCCATTTTGTAAAGTGACTTGTGTGCCTGTAAGGAAACATGCACCAACTTTACCACTCGGAAAAGCTTTTTGTAAATCCACTCCTTTCTGTTGATTCCTTTTCTTAGCTGCAGCTTTTCTATTTGCATTTTCGTCCACAGACTTGACTAATGGTTTATCAAACTTTTTTATTTGGTGATATTTAATACTTAATTCATCAGCGAAAAAAACACTAGTAGATGCACCTGATTCATTAACTATAAAATAGTATTTTTTATTAGCTTCTTTCATTTGCACAGGAAAAGGATAATAATAAAAATCATCATTTATTGCACCTTTTATTTCAGGATATTCAACCTCATCAAAACCATACCAATGGCCATCTGACAAAAATTCTCTCTTTGATTTCTCCACAAAAGCTCTTGGTATTTTATAATTATAACTTCCAACCCATGTATTATCTCCCCATCTAGTAATCCAACCATCGGATATTTCAAATGAAAAAACAGTCAGATTTTCTAAATTAGGTGTTTCAACTGGTTCTAGTTTAGTGATATAGTTTATAAATGTAAATATCGGTAGTTCATTTCTTGTTCTATAGCTTGAAATTTTTTCTATTTGGTCAAGGGGTCTTCCCCTTGTCCAATCTGTTGTAAACAATTCTGTTTGTGCACCAGTTGAAGAAGGAATACTATCTAAATTATAATATTCGGCTAAATAAGCAGGTGTTAAATATGCAGAATTTAATTTTGTTTCAGTATAATGACTTTTTTTAACAGCTGGTAGTGGTCTGAATTGTGCTTCAAGAGTTGTAAACCAACCATCAGAATTAATATTATGTTTAACATGCATAGTTTGACAAAAAGTATTTTTTTGGTATATTTCAGGTAAATAATCTACTCTAAATGTATCACCTGGTTGTATTGATGAAATACCATAAATCGTTATTGATATCGTAAATGGTAATAAATTAGGTCTGTCAACTATCGACACCTTTTCTTCTTTTGTTGATTGTTTTTTATAATAAGCATCAAGTGATTCAACTACTCTATGTCCATCTTCAATTAATTTCTTATTATTGTTTATATAACTTTCACCATCATCTGATATATTATTAACTACATCCTCATCTACAGGTTTTAAAAATGTCTCATATTCTGCATTAGTGCTAAAAGGTAGTGGTGTCGTTATATTTACATTTGTTGTTTTTGCCTCCACTGTATAAACATCTGTAGATGTTATGTTATCAATATATTGATACACATTAAATAAATCACCTTCTTTTTGGTCAAAGTTTGATAATTGTTCAGCTCTATATGCACCCATGTCAGGTAGGTAAATCATTGATAAAGCGTTTTCGTCTAAAGAATTAATTGCGACAGTGTTATCAATAACATCTGATGCTGGAAATAGTTTATTCTCATTACCCATTGCTTGTATGGCATACATTGTGCCAATTTCACTAGTTGGTAATCGAAAGTCTATATTATATTCTTTAATAATTGAATTTGGTGACATGACGTTGAATGTAAACATATCTTTAAAATATTGAGGTGTATTATCAGCTACCCCACCGGATTTTAAAATTTGCTCAAGAGTTTCAAGTTTATGATTATCAATAATTCTTAATTCATTACCAACTCCTTCACCACCTCCCACTAATGTTAAATTAAACAAATTATCACTGTCTTCATTTACTTGTCTTAATATTTCATTAATTACACCGTGTGTGTTGTCTTCAGTTTTAAAAGCAGTTAATATGGTTTCACAATTTATAAATAATTCTCTAACAGGTAATCTTTTCATTTCTTTATCTTGTTCTGTGTGACTAGAACTATTGTCATAAACATCTTCTGGAAACTTACCTGTTTGAAAATTATATGAACCAAGAGATGTTTCAGATTCTTCAGGTTTTCGTACATCATCACCCCACTTTGATGGTATTATAAAAGATGGTGAAGCATCAGCATCTTGTAGATTTTGTTGTCTTTTTATAAAAGTATTACTAAAAGATGTGAATGAATTACTTGAATCCATTCTAACATTAAGATTTTTTCCACTTTTTATTTCTTCAATATTTTTACCAAAACCAAATCTTTCACTCATTATGATATCTTCAAAAAAACCTAAACTAATATAAACGTCATCTGCATCTAAATTACTTATATAAACACCTGTCCTAACAGGATTACCAATTGGTGTCAAATCACCTGAAGACAATATTTTTTTAGCTTTATTCTTTAAATTTTCTTCATAAATAAAAACACTACCAAAATCACGAGTCTTATTTGGTGTCAATAAAAATTTTTGTAAATTTTCATTTTCTTCATCGGACACACTGTCATCTTTTAATGTTGGTATTATACCTAAATAACGAACACCATTTGATAAAATATCTTGCATTTGTCTATGTGTCGTATCATCTGCTTGTTGGTTTAACAATGTACTATTTGTGGATTGAATTGTAAGTGAACAATCCACACTTCCATTCTCAAGTATTTTTGCAGAATAATCTATAACTGTACCTTGAATAATTTCTAATTTATCGGGATTTTGTGATATTTGACCTGTATCATCATCATATAAATATTTAATAATATCATTACTATTTATTAAATCATCTGGATTATAAAGAGATGTTATGTCTGACCATCCAAAATCTACAAAAATAGTAGCACCTGGTTTTAAAAAATAACGATTATAAATTCTGTCAAAATCATAAAAGTTATGAACCTTAAAATTTATTGTTGTTGATTTAATTGCCCCTAAAAATTCTTGTGTTTCTGAAGATACTGATGTTATACCAGCTTGAGGTTTTAATAATGGATTGTCTTTTAACTGTCTTGGAAATGCAGCCTTAGCAATTCTTGTTTCGTCATCTTGTGCTGCACTAAATATTTCTAAATTTGATTGAGAACCCTCTGATGTACCATAAGATTCTTGATAATTATAATCACCAACTATATAAGTTTGTTTTGCATAATCAACTCTTTCTCTGACTTCAGGGTCATAGAATTGATATTTAATAAGTTTACCATTTTCATCTAAAACAGGTTTTTTTTCTGTGGTTGGGTTTTGTCTTTGATAACTGTTTGCCGCTGAATCTGCAAGACTTGGATTTGCTTCATCAATTTCTATAGTGTATAAAAGTTCTTCAAGTAACTCTCGTTGGATGAATTTCAATGATGTCCACATTCTAACAAAAGGTGTTCTTTCACTTAAACTAAATTCAGGATTATATTGATTATTTTGAATAGATTCTAACTCATTATCTTCATTTTGAGTTAAATTTTGTCTTCTTTCAAGTTCTTCTTTTACTTTACCATCAAGTGCAGAACCAAATATTCTTTTATTTATCATAATTATAAACCTGTTGCGTCTTTGAGAGAATTAGGTATTCTTAGAGATGTCCCAGCGGGTATATTGTTTGT